GCTGGTATTGGTAATTTAATGATTGCTTTTGCTCAAAACAGTTCTAATATTTTTGATTGGTTAGTTAAATTAACTTCTCAATTCAGAGCATGGTCAGAACAAGTAGGACAATCACAAGGGTTCAAAGACTTTATCAGTTACGTTCAAGAGAATGGTCCTACTATTATGCAGTTAATCGGTAATATCGTAAAAGCGTTAGTAGCATTTGGTACTGCAATGGCTCCTATAGCTAGTAAATTATTAGATTTCATCACTAATTTAGCTGGTTTCATTGCTAAGCTGTTTGAAACACATCCAGCAGTAGCGCAGATTATTGGTGTTATCGGTATTTTAGGTGGCGTATTTTGGGCTTTAATGGCTCCGATCGCAGCTGTTAGCAGTGTGTTAAGTAATGTGTTTAGTATGACTTTATTGAATGTTGTCAAAAGAATACTGGATTTAACTAGAATAACTGGGGTGGTAAGTAAAGCGTTCGGTTTATTGACTGGTGCTTTCACAAGTATTTCTTGGCCAATATTAGCAGTAGTTGCAGTCATTGGTGTATTCATTGGTATTCTTGTTTATTTATGGAAAACAAACGAGAATTTCAGAAAAACAATAACAGAAGCTTGGAACGGTATTAAAACAGCAGTTTCCGGTGCGATTCAAGGTGTAGTTGGCTGGTTAACTGAATTGTGGGGCAAAATCCAATCAACATTACAACCGATAATGCCTATATTGCAAGTATTAGGACAAATATTCATGCAAGTCTTAGGTGTTTTGGTAATAGGCATTATTACAAATGTTATGAATATCATACAAGGTTTGTGGACTTTAATTACAATTGCGTTCCAAGCCATAGGAACAGTGATATCCGTAGCAGTCCAAATCATAGTAGGTTTATTCACTGCTTTAATTCAATTGCTTACTGGCGACTTCTCAGGTGCTTGGGAGACAATTAAAACTACGATTACCAATGTACTTGATACGATTTGGCAATACATGCAATCAGTTTGGGAGTCAATTATCGGCTTTTTAACTGGAGTAATGAATCGAACACTTTCTATGTTTGGTACAAGTTGGTCACAGATATGGAGTACAATCACTAATTTTGTTAGCAGTATTTGGAACACTGTTACAAGCTGGTTCAGTCGAGTGGCTTCGAGTGTAGCTGAAAAAATGGGGCAAGCACTAAACTTTATTATCACAAAAGGTTCCGAATGGGTTTCTAATATTTGGAATACAGTTACAAGTTTCGCAAGTAAAGTAGCTGATGGATTTAAAAGAGTTGTCTCAAATGTAGGCGACGGCATGAAAAACGCGCTTGATAAGATTAAAAGCTTTTTCAGCGATTTTTTAAATGCCGGAGCAGAATTAATAGGCAAAGTAGCAGAAGGTGTAGCTAACGCCGCGCACAAAGTAGTAAGCGCGGTAGGCGATGCGATTTCATCAGCGTGGGACTCTGTAACTTCATTTGTAAGTGGACACGGCGGAGGTAGTGGTTTAGGTAAAGGTTTAGCGGTATCACAAGCTAAAGTAATGGCTACTAGCTTTGGTAAAACATTTACAAGTGAGTTAGGTTCAACGTTAACGGATGGATTCAACGACAGTTTAACACCAAGCGTTGACGGCCATATGACAAATGATGTGCAACATAGTATGAAAGAAAATAATAGACCTATTGTTAATGTAACTGTTAGAAACGAGGGCGATCTAAACATGATTAAATCTCACATTGACGATATGGATGCAAAAGATGGTAGTTTCAACTTAATGTAAGGGAGGTTTGTTTATTGATAGCCCATGATGTAGAAATTATTAAAAATGGTGTGAAGTACCGAGTCAGTGACAATCCTCACACTTACAAACACTTAAGAGTGCTTGATTACAATGTTATCGGTTCGGGTTACAAAAGGAATTATTCGCCTTTAGATTGTGTTGACGGACGTTTTCACAATTACGCTAAAGAAGAATATAAAAAAGTTGAATTAAGATTGAGGTATGAAGTACCTAAAATTGCTTATGCCTCACATCTTAAATCAGACATTCAAACATTGTTTTATGGTCGCTTTTACCTAAGAGAATTGGCAACTCCGGATAACACTATCAAATTTGAAAATATGTTCGAACCGTTAGAACAAGAATTTGAATTAGATTATGTTGACGGCAGACAATTATATGTCGGATTAGTTAGTGAAGTATCTTTTGACACAACTCAGACTGCCGGAGAATTCACTTTGACTTTCGAAACAACAGAATTGCCGTTCTTTGAAAGTATCGGCTATAGCACTGATTTAGAAAGTGATAACGATTTAGAAAAATGGTCAGTTCCGGACAGAATAGCACTAAATGAAAATGATAGAAGTAGACAAATGACATTCTATAATACGAGTTCTGGAGATGTTTATTACAACGGAGATGTGGCATTAACACAATTCAACCAATTCAATGTAGTTGAAATTGAATTGGCCGAAGATGTTAAAGCTGATGATAAAGACGGTTTCACTTTCTATATGGATAAAGGAAACATCTCAGTAATTAAAGATGTCGATTTAAAAGCAGGCGATAAAATCATTTTTGATAACAAGCACACATATAGAGGCAATTTAAATATTGACCTATACAACAAGACCTTAGAACAACCGGTGTTGTATCCTGGTTGGAATCATTTTAAAGCCAACAGACTTATGAAAAAGATAGTCTTTAGACACAAATTATATTACAGATAAGGAGTAGCATATGCCGGTATTATTAAAAAGTTTGCAAGGCGTCGGTCATGCGATTCATGTTAATACAAAATTAAACGAAAAATTGAATGAAGATAGTACGTTAGACATTGATATGATAGAAAATGCCAGCACTTTCGACGCAATCGGCGCTATTACAAAGATGTGGACTATCACAAATATAAAAGGGGAAGATGACCTCAACGAATATGTAATAGTAATGCTTGATAAATCAACAATCGGAAACAAAATCAAACTTAGTATCAAAGCGAGACAAAAAGAATTAGACGATCTAAACAATTCTAGGATTTACCAAGAATATAACGAAAGTTTCACAGGCGTAGAATTTTTTAACACTGTATTTAAAGGAACTAGTTATAAGTACGTATTGCATACTAAGGTTGACGCGTCAAAATTCGAGGGATTAGGTAAGGGAGACACAAGGCTTGAGATATTCAAAAAAGGGCTTGAACGTTATCATCTCGAATATGAATATGAAGCTAAAACTAAGACGTTTCACTTGTACGATGAATTATCTAAAGTAGCAGGTTACTACATCAAATCAGGTGTAAATGCTGATAATGTCAAGATTCAAGAAGATGCTTCTAAATGCTACACATATATAAGAGGTTATGGCGACTTTGACGGTCAACAAACTTTTACAGAGGCTGGATTACAATTCGAATTCACACACCCATTAGCACAACTGATTGGGAAAAGGGAAGCGCCTCCGTTAATAGATGGACGTATAAAAAAAGAGGATGTTTTAAAAAAATCAATGGAGCTAGTGATAAAGAAAAGTGTCACTGCTTCTATTTCTTTGGACTTCGTAGCACAGCCTGAGCATTTTCCAGAGGCTAATCCTAGAATTGGCGATGTCGTAAGAGTGGCCGAACCAACTATAGGCTATAACGACTTAGTAAGAATAGTCGAGATTACTACACATAGAGATGCATATAACAACATCATCAAACAAGATGTAGTATTAGGCGATTTTACAATGCGTGACAGATATAGAAAAGCTATCCATGAAGCTACGAACTACGTTAAGAATGTAAAAACAACTAAGTCAGACCCAGCTAAGTACTTGAGAGAACTAAACGCTAAAGTCAACGCTAGTTTATCTATAAATAATGAGTTAGTTAAGCAGAATGAAAAAATAAACGCAAAAGTCGATAAGATGAGTACTAAAACAGTTACAACTGCGAATGGCACGATCATGTACGACTTTACGAGTCAATCAAGTATAAGAAATATCAAATCTATTGGAACGATTGGCGATTCTGTAGCTAGAGGGTCTCATGCAAAAACTAATTTCACAGAAATGTTAGGCAAGAAATTAAAAGCGAAAACGACCAACCTTGCAAAAGGTGGCGCAACTATGGCAACTGTTACAGATACAAACAACGTTGAAAATAGTATTTATAGACAAGCAGAACAAATTAGAGGCGACTTAATCATATTACAAGGCACTGATGATGACTGGTTACACGGTTATTGGGCAGGCGTACCGATAGGCACTGATAAAACGGACACTAAAACGTTTTATGGTGCCTTTTGTTCTGCAATTGAAGTTATACGAAAAAATAACCCAGATTCAAAAATACTAGTAATGACAGCTACTAAACAATGTCCTATGCGTGGCACAACGATACGCCGTAAAGACACGGACAAAAACAAACTAGGGTTAACACTTGAGGACTATGTAAACGCTCAAATATTAGCTTGTAGTGAGTTAGATGTACCAGTGTTTGACGCATATCACACAGATTACTTTAAGCCATACAATCCAGCTTTTAGGAAAGCGAGCATGGAGGACGGCTTACACCCTAACGAAAAAGGTCACGAGGTTATTATGTACGAGTTAATCAAGGATTATTACAGTTTTTACGACTAAAGGAGGCAACCAATGGCTTACGGATTAATTACAAGTTTACATTCAATGACAGGTCGGAAAATAGTTGCTCAACATGAGTATAACTATCGCTTGTTAGATGAAGGTATGAGCAAACTTGAGAAAATGTTTATATACCATCAAAAAGAAGAAATATACGCACACTCAGCGAAACAAATTAAATACTTGAATGACAGTGTTGAAGATTATTTAACGTATTTAAATGGCCGTTTTAGCAATATGATTCTAGGCCATAACGGCGACGGTATCAATGAAGTAAAAGACGCGCGTATTGATAATACAGGTTATGGTCATAAGACATTGCAAGATCGTTTGTATCATGATTATTCAACACTAGATGCTTTCACTAAAAAGGTTGAGAAAGCTGTAGATGAACACTATAAAGAATATCGAGCTACAGAATACCGATTCGAACCAAAAGAGCAAGAACCGGAATTCATCACAGATTTATCGCCATATACTAACGCAGTAATGCAATCATTTTGGATAGACCCTAGAACAAAAATTATTTATATGACACAAGCGCGTCCAGGCAATCATTACATGTTATCTAGATTGAAGCCTAACGGACAATTTATTGATAGATTGCTTGTTAAAAATGGCGGTCACGGTACACACAATGCGTATAGATACATTGATGGAGAATTATGGATTTATTCAGCTGTATTGGACAGTAACAAAAACAACAAGTTTGTACGTTTCCAATATAGAACTGGAGAAATAACTTATGGTAATGAAATGCAAGATGTCATGCCGAATATATTTAACGACAGATATACGTCAGCGATTTATAATCCTATAGAAAATTTAATGATTTTCAGACGTGAATATAAAGCTTCTGAAAGACAAGCTAAGAATTCATTGAATTTCATTGAAGTAAGAAGTGCTGACGATATTGATAAAGGTATAGACAAAGTATTGTATCAAATGGATATACCTATGGAATACACTTCAGATACACAACCTATGCAAGGTATCACTTATGATGCAGGTATCTTATATTGGTATACAGGTGATTCGAATACAGCCAACCCTAACTACTTACAAGGTTTCGATATAAAAACAAAAGAATTGTTATTTAAACGACGTATCGATATTGGCGGTGTGAATAATAACTTTAAAGGAGACTTCCAAGAAGCTGAGGGTCTAGATATGTATTACGATCTAGAAACAGGACGTAAAGCACTTTTAATAGGGGTAACTATTGGACCTGGTAATAACAGACATCACTCAATTTATTCTATCGGCCAAAGAGGTGTTAACCAATTCTTAAAAAACATTGCACCTCAAGTATCGATGACTGATTCAGGTGGACGTGTTAAACCGTTACCAATACAGAACCCAGCATATCTAAGTGATATTACGGAAGTTGGTCATTACTATATCTATACGCAAGACACACAAAATGCGTTAGATTTCCCGTTACCGAAAGCGTTTAGAGATGCAGGTTGGTTCTTTGATGTACTGCCTGGACACTATAATGGCGCTCTAAGACAAGTACTTACCAGAAACAGCACAGGTAGAAATATGCTTAAATTCGAACGTGTCATTGACATTTTCAATAAGAAAAACAACGGAGCATGGAATTTCTGTCCGCAAAACGCCGGTTATTGGGAACATATCCCTAAGAATATTACAAAATTATCAGATTTAAAAATCGTTGGTTTAGATTTCTATATCACTACTGAAGAATCAAAACGATTTACTGATTTTCCTAAAGACTTTAAAGGTATTGCAGGTTGGATATTAGAAGTAAAATCGAATACACCAGGTAACACAACACAAGTATTAAGACGTAATAACTTCCCGTCTGCACATCAATTTTTAGTTAGAAACTTTGGTACTGGTGGCGTTGGTAAATGGAGTTTATTCGAGGGAAAGGTGGTTGAATAATGGTAGTAGATAATTTTTCGAAAGATGATAACTTAATCGAGTTACAAACAACATCACAATATAATCCGGTTATTGACACAAACATCAGTTTCTATGAATCAGATAGAGGAACTGGTGTTTTAAATTTTGCAGTAACTAAGAATAACAGACCGTTATCTATAAGTTCTGAACATGTTAAAACATCTATCGTGTTAAAAACCGATGATTATAACGTAGATAGAGGCGCTTATATTTCAGACGAATTAACGATAGTAGACGCAATTAATGGGCGTTTGCAGTATGTGATACCGAATGAATTTTTAAAACATTCAGGCAAGGTGCATGCTCAGGCATTCTTTACACAAAACGGGAGTAATAATGTTGTTGTTGAACGTCAATTTAGCTTCAATATTGAAAATGATTTAGTTAGTGGGTTTGATGGTATAACAAAGCTTGTTTATATCAAATCTATTCAAGATACTATCGAAGCTGTCGGTAAAGACTTTAACCAATTAAAGCAAAATATGGCTGATACACAAACGTTAATAGCAAAAGTGAATGATAGTGCGACAAAAGGCATTCAACAAATCGAAATCAAGCAAAACGAAGCTATACAAGCTATTACTGCGACGCAAACTAGTGCAACACAAGCTGTTACAGCTGAAGTCGATAAAATAGTTGAAAAAGAGCAAGCGATTTTTGAACGTGTTAACGAAGTTGAACAACAAATCAATGGCGCTGACCTTGTTAAAGGTAATTCAACAACAAATTGGCAAAAGTCTAAACTTACAGATGATTACGGTAAAGCAATTGAATCGTCTGAGCAGTCCATAGATAGCGTTTTAAGCGCAGTTAACACATCTAGGATTATTCATATTACTAATGCAACAGATGCGCCAGAAAAGACGGATATAGGCACGTTAGAGAAGCCTGGACAAGATGGTGTTGATGACGGTTCTTCGTTCGATGAATCAACTTATACATCAAGCAAATCTGGTGTGTTAGTTGTTTATGTTGTTGATGATAGTACGGCACGTGCAACATGGTATCCAGATGATTCAAACGACGAATATACAAAATATAAAATTAGCGGTACATGGTACCCATTTTATAAAAAGAATGACGGTGACTTAACTAAGCAATTTGTTGAAGAAACGTCTAACAACGCTTTAAATCAAGCAAAGCAGTATGTAGATGATAAATTCGGAACAACGAGCTGGCAACAACATAAATTAACAGAACATAACGGTCAATCAATTCAAAAGAATTTATATAACGCCAAAGGCAATTTAGAAGCATTGGGGGCTGGGAATTATTACGTAACAAGTGTGCCGGATTTACCAGGTAGTGTTGAAAGTTATGAGGGTTATTTATCGGTATTCGTTAAAGATGATACAAACAAGCTATTTAACTTCACACCTTATAACTCTAAAAAGATTTACACACGATCAATCACAAACGGCAGACTTGAGCAACAGTGGACAGTTCCTAATGAACATAAATCAACGGTATTGTTCGACGGTGGCGCAAATGGTGTAGGTACAACAATCAATCTAACTGAACCGTACACAAACTATTCTATTTTGTTGGTAAGTGGAACTTATCCAGGTGGCGTTATTGAGGGATTCGGACTAACCGCATTACCTAACGCGATTCAATTGAGTAAAGCGAATGTAGTTGACTCAGACGGCAACGGTGGCGGTATTTATGAGTGCTTACTATCCAAAACAAGTAGCACTACTTTAAGAATAGATAACGATGTGTACTTTGATTTAGGTAAAACATCAGGTTCTGGAGCGAATGCCAACAAAGTTACTATAACTAAAATTATGGGGTGGAAATAATGAAAGTAACAGTAAACGATAAAAACGAAGTTATCGGATACGTTAATACTGGCGGATTACGCAATAGTTTAGATGTAGATGATAACAATGTGCCTATCAAATTCAAAGAAGAGTTTGAACCTAGAAAGTTTGTTTTCACTAACGGCGAAATTAAATATAACAGCAATTTTGAAAAAGAAGACGTACCGAATGCATCAAGCCAACAAAGTGAATCAGATTTGAGTGATGAAGAACTTCGCGGAATGGTTGCAAGTATGCAAATGCAGGTGACGCAAGTAAACATTTTGGCGATGGAATTAAAGCAACAAAACGCTATGTTAACACAACAGTTGACTGAACTAAAAGCTGGTAAAACAAATACAGAGGGGGACGTTTAAATGGAGAAAATTAAGATGATTTATCCAACTTTCAAGGACATTAAAACTTTTTATGTGTGGGGTTGCTATAAAAATGACCAAATTAAGTGGTACGTAGACATGGGTGTAATCGACAAAGAAGAATATGCATTGATCACTGGAGAAAAATATCCAGAAACAAAAGATGAAAAGTCACAGGTGTAATGCTTGAGGCTTTTTAATTTAACACAAAGTAGGTGGCGTAATGTTTGGATTTACCAAACGGCACGAACATGAATGGCGAATTAGAAGATTAGAAGAGAATGATAAAACAATGCTTAGCACTCTCAATGAGATTAAATTAGGTCAAAAAACTCAAGAGCAAGTTAACATTAAATTAGATAAAACTTTAGATGCTATCCAGAGGGAAAGACAGATAGACGAAAAAAATAAGAAAGAAAACGACAAAAATATACGCGATATGAAAATGTGGATTCTCGGTTTGATAGGGACTATCTTCAGTACGATTGTCATAGCTTTACTAAGAACTATTTTTGGTATTTAAAGGAGGTGATTACCATGCTTAAAGGGATTTTAGGATATAGCTTCTGGGCGTGCTTCTGGTTTGGTAAATGTAAATAACAGTTAAGAGTCAGTGCTTCGGCACTGGCTTTTTATTTTGATTGAAATGAGGTGCATACATGGGATTACCTAACCCAAAGACTAGAAAGCCTACAGCTAGTGAAGTGGTGGAGTGGGCAAAGTCGAATATTGGTAAGAGGATTAATATAGATAATTATCGGGGCAGTCAATGTTGGGATACACCTAACTTTATTTTTAAAAGATATTGGGGTTTTGTAACATGGGGCAATGCTAAGGATATGGCTAATTACAGATATCCTAAGGGTTTCCGATTCTATCGTTATTCATCTGGATTTGTACCGGAACCTGGAGACATCGCAGTTTGGCACCCTGGCAACGGAATAGGTTCGGACGGACACACCGCAATAGTAGTAGGACCATCTAATAAAAGTTATTTTTATAGCGTTGACCAAAACTGGGTTAATTCTAATAGTTGGACAGGTTCTCCAGGAAGATTAGTAAGACACCCTTATGTAAGTGTTACAGGCTTTGTTAGGCCTCCATACTCAAAAGATACTAGCAAACCTAGTAGTACTGATACAAGTTCAGCATCAAAAGCCAATGACTCAACAATTACTGGCGAAGCGAAGAAACCGCAATTTAAAGAAGTTAAAACAGTAAAATACACTGCTTACAGCAATGTTTTAGATAAAGAAGAGCACTTCATTGATCATATAGTTGTAATGGGTGATGAACGCTCAGATATTCAAGGATTATATATAAAAGAATCAATGCATATGCGTTCTGTAGACGAACTGTATACGCAAAGAAATAAGTTTATAAGCGATTATGAAATACCGCATTTATATGTCGATAGAGAGGCTACATGGCTTGCTAGACCAACCAATTTTGATGACCCGCGTCACCCTAATTGGCTAGTTATTGAAGTATGTGGTGGTCAAACAGATAGCAAACGACAATTCTTATTGAATCAAATACAAGCGTTAATACGTGGTGTTTGGTTATTGTCAGGGATTGATAAAAACTTATCTGAAACGACGTTAAAGGTAGACCCTAATATTTGGCGTAGTATGAAAGATTTAATTAATTACGACTTGATTAAGCAAGGTATACCGGATAACGCAAAGTATGAGCAAGTTAAAAAGAAAATGCTTGAGACATACATTAAACGAGATATATTGACACGAGAAAATATAAAAGAAGTAACGACAAAAACAACAATAAGAATTAGTGATAAAACATCAGTTGACAGTGCGTCCACACGAGGCCCTACTCCATCAGACGAAAAACCAAGCATCGTTACTGAAACAAGTCCATTCACATTCCAGCAAGCACTGGATAGACAAATGTCTAGGGGTAACCCGAAAAAATCTCATACATGGGGCTGGGCTAATGCAACACGAGCACAAACGAGCTCGGCAATGAATGTTAAGCGAATATGGGAAAGTAACACGCAATGCTATCAAATGCTTAATTTAGGCAAGTATCAAGGCATTTCAGTTAGTGCGCTTAACAAAATACTTAAAGGAAAAGGAACGCTCGACGGACAAGGCAAAGCATTCGCGGAAGCTTGTAAGAAAAACAACATTAACGAAATTTATTTGATCGCGCACGCTTTCTTAGAAAGTGGATACGGAACAAGTAACTTCGCTAGTGGTAGATACGGTGCATATAATTACTTCGGTATTGGTGCATTCGACAACGACCCTGATTATGCAATGACGTTTGCTAAAAATAAAGGTTGGACATCTCCAGCAAAAGCAATCATGGGCGGTGCTAGCTTCGTAAGAAAGGATTACATCAATAAAGGTCAAAACACATTGTACCGAATTAGATGGAATCCTAAGAATCCAGCTACCCACCAATACGCTACTGCTATAGAGTGGTGCCAACATCAAGCAAGTACAATCGCTAAGTTATATAAACAAATCGGCTTAAAAGGTATCTACTTCACAAGGGATAAATATAAATAAAGAGGTGTGTAAATGTACAAAATAAAAGATGTTGAAACGAGAATAAAAAATGATGGTGTTGACTTAGGTGACATTGGCTGTCGATTTTACACTGAAGATGAAAATACAGCATCTATAAGAATAGGTATCAATGACAAACAAGGTCGTATCGATCTAAAAGCACATGGCTTAACACCTAGATTACATTTGTTTATGGAAGATGGCTCTATATTCAAAAATGAGCCCCTTATTATCGACGATGTTGTAAAAGGGTTCCTTACCTACAAAATACCTAAAAAGGTTATCAAACACGCTGGTTATGTTCGCTGTAAGCTGTTTTTAGAGAAAGAAGAAGAAAAAATACATGTCGCAAACTTTTCTTTCAATATCGTTGATAGTGGTATTGAATCTGCTGTAGCAAAAGAAATCGATGTTAAATTGGTAGATGATGCTATTACGAGAATTTTAAAAGATAACGCGACAGATTTATTGAGCAAAGACTTTAAAGAGAAAATAGATAAAGATGTCATTTCTTACATCGAAAAGAATGAAAGTAGATTTAAAGGTGCGAAAGGTGATAAAGGCGAACCGGGACAACCTGGTGCGAAAGGTGATACAGGTAAAAAAGGAGAACAAGGCGCACCCGGTAAAAACGGTACTGTAGTATCAATCAATCCTGACACTAAAATGTGGCAAATTGATGGTAAAGATACAGATATCAAAGCAGAACCTGAGTTATTGGACAAAATCAATATCGCAAATGTTGAAGGGTTAGAAAATAAATTGCAAGAAGTTGAAAAAATCAAAGATACAACTCTCAACGACTCTAAAACGTATACGGATTCAAAAATTGCTGAACTAGTTGATAGCGCGCCTGAATCTATGAATACATTAAGAGAATTAGCAGAAGCAATACAAAATAACTCTATTTCAGAAAGTGTATTGCAACAGATTGGCTCAAAAGTTAGTACAGAAGATTTTGAGAGGTTCAAACAAACATTAAACAGTTTGTATGCAGATAAAAATCATAGTCATACAATCAAACAGATTGAAGGATTAGAAAATGCTTTATCAAGAAAATCAGACATAAATCATAATCATGACGAGCGGTATGTTTTGTCGTCTCAAGCTTTTACTAAACAACAAGCGGATAATTTATATCAACTAAAAGGCGCATCTCAACCGACGGTTAAAATTTGGACAGGAACAGAAAATGAATATAACTATATATATCAAAAAGACCCGAATACGTTATATTTAATTAAAGGGTGATGACATGGAAGCTAATTTAAAAGGTGTAAAGAAATTGGTATACAAAGGGGTTGAATACTCTAAAGTATTTGCAGGTAATACAAAAGTTTGGTCTAAACCGCCGTCTTTTGTAATTAAACCCTTACCTAAAAATAAATATCCGGATAGCATAGAAGATTCAACAGCAAAATGGACAATAAATGGAGTTGAACCTAATAAAAGTTATCAGGTGACAATAGAAAATGTACGTAGCGGTATAATGAGGATTTCGCAAACTAATTTAGGGTCAAGTGAATTAGGAATATCAGGAGTCAATAGCGGAGTTGCAAGTAAAAATATCAACTTTAGTAATCCTTCAGGGACGTTGTATGTCACTATAAGTGATGTTTATTCAGGATCTCCGACATTGACCATTGAATAATTTTAAACGACTAATTTTTAGTCGTTTTTTTATTTTGGATAAAAGGAGCAAACAAATGGATATTAACTGGAAATTGAGATTCAAAAACAAAGCAGTACTAACTGGTTTAGTTGGAGCATTGTTGCTATTTATCAAGCAAGTCACGGATTTATTCGGATTAGATTTATCTACTCAATTAAATCAAGCTAGCGCAATTATAGGCGCTATCCTCACGTTACTTACAGGTATTGGCGTTATTACTGACCCAACGTCAAAAGGCGTCTCAGATTCATCTATAGCACAGACATATCAAGCGCCTAGAGATAGCAATAAAGAAGAACAACAAGTTACGTGGAAATCATCACAAGACAGCAGTTTAACGCCGGAATTAAGCACGAAAGCACCAAAAGAATATGATACATCACAACCTTTCACAGACGCCTCTAACGATGTTGGCTTTGATGTGAATGAGTATCATCATGGAGGTGGCGACAATGCAAGCAAAATTAACTAAAAAAGAGTTTATAGAGTGGTTGAAAACTTCTGAGGGAAAACAATTCAATGTGGACTTATGGTATGGATTTCAATGCTTTGATTATGCCAATGCTGGTTGGAAAGTTTTGTTTGGATTACTTCTAAAAGGTTTAGGTGCAAAAGATATACCATTTGCAAACAATTTTGATGGACTAGCTACTGTATACCAAAATACGCCGGACTTTTTGGCAAAACCCGGCGATATGGTTGTGTTCGGTAGCAATTACGGTGCAGGATACGGACACGTAGCATGGGTAATTGAAGCAACTTTAGATTATATCATTGTATATGAGCAGAATTGGCTAGGCGGTGGCTGGACTGACAGAATCGAACAACCCGGCTGGGGTTGGGAAAAAGTTACAAGACGACAACATGCTTACGATTTCCCTATGTGGTTTATCCGTCCTAACTTCAAAAGCGAAACAGCTCCACGATCAATACAATCTCCTACGCAAGCATCTAAAAAGGAAACAGCTAAGCCACAACCTAAAGCGGTAGAACTTAAAATTATCAAAGATGTGGTTAAAGGTTATGACCTTCCTAAACGTGGTGGTAATCCTAAGGGTATAGTTATTCATAACGACGCAGGAAGCAAAGGGGCAACAGCAGAAGCGTATCGAAACGGATTAGTTAACGCACCTTTATCAAGATTAGAAGCGGGTATTGCGCATAGTTATGTATCAGGTAACACAGTGTGGCAAGCTTTAGATGAATCGCAAGTAGGTTGGCATACTGCTAACCAATTAGGCAATAAATATTATTACGGTATTGAAGTGTGTCAATCAATGGGAGCGGATAATGCGACGTTTTTAAAAAATGAACAGGCGACTTTCCAAGAATGCGCTAGATTGTTGAAAAAATGGGGATTACCAGCAAACAGAAATACAATCAGATT